CTGCATGTAGCGGCAGTTGTCAGATACGAGAATCAGATCGGCCCAATTCACGGAGCCTTCCCAAGTTGGGACTTTCTTAACCAGCCCGTCGCCGATGGATACGCGCTCGAAGGTCTTTTCATCCGGGGCCATCCACACGCGGACCTCATGCCCCTGCGCCTCGCAACGCATGGCGAAATCGAGAAAAAACGCGGAGGAGTCGATTAGGAGGATTTTCATTGCAAGTAATTAGTTAATACGCCCCACGGTACGTGGCGACCCTACAATGTGGATTTCCACTACTCTTACTTATTACAGCAGCCCGAGCGGAGCGAGAGTCCCTACAATGTGGATACTTGCAACTTGCTGTTACAGTATCTGTAAGTACGCGTGCGCGCGTGATGGGGGCAGGATAGCAGAAGGAGCAAAGGATGAGCTAACTGAAGGGAGCGTGGAGCGTGATGGTGGTGGGGCACGGCGTACCGCCGAGTTATCAACCGGGATTAACAAATAGTAATCGCGGAGAGAAACTCAAAATCGTATTTATTTCCTACCCCCGACAACCAAATCTGAAGTATCTTACGACACGCCAGCAGAAAAATCCGGCCCAGGTTTCCCTTTCCGGTTATTCTTGCACTGCACATGGAAGCTGGTATCTTTTAAGTCCTCTTGCTGAGCGTTACTCTCAGTCAAGTATCGTAGGCGGTGTTTCTATCGGACTCCACTCTGCAGCTAATGTGCAGTATTGACAAGACGGAATTAAGGAACAGCAGAGAGGGGGTTCCGTAAACCGGTCGGCCAGACCGGCTCCCCTCTCTGCCACGTAATGATTATGCCGGATTCCATAGAGGATTGCAACCGGTCGGGGGATCGAATCTACCTACCGCCACGGCCCGCGAACCAACTATTTGCTACCGTAGGTACCCCCAAATCCGCGAGCCGTAGGCGAGGGTAGAGCACTTGACAACTTTCTGCTACCAATCTGACTATTGGCCGGGTATAGTCCGCACACTACCTCAGAGGAGTTATGTTATGTATGTGAAACTAGAACGATTCCAGATACTGGAACGCCGCGATGGGACGATTTTCAAAACCAAATCAATAGGTTTCGAGTGGTTCCCATTAAAAGGAAAGCCGGAGACTTCTAGTTGCCGGCCTGATGAGGATTTGATGTGGGTCGAGACAGGGATTTACCACTTCGGTACTAGAGAAACTCTGCCAGAGTAGTTGGAGGGTAATTAACCGCGATTACTATTTGTTAATCGCGGTTAATTACTACTCCTATCACTGCCCACGTAATTCCCCCCACCACTCGCAACAGCCCCCAGGATCAACCTCTGCACCATTGTCACTGGAGGCTTCCCCGAGTAAGCTCTCAACAGCCCCTCCACGTCCTTAGTCAGAGCCTTCATCCGATCCGGAGTCAGCATCTTCCCATCCCTCAGCATCGGTTTCAACCTCTCGTTCCACTGCTTTTGCAACGTCCCTTCTTTCATATCAGCCGTGATCTGCCGCACGCTGCCTTCCAGAGCCTTCCTCCCCTCCGGGGTCTGTGACGAGATCCTCGCCGCCAGCCTTGTCTGCTCCGGCTTCCCATTCAGCAGCAGATCCCTCACTGCCTCCGGCCTCTCCCCGCCATTCAAGATATCCTTCAGCTTTCCCGCCGGTGCTGCCGCAGCCTTCGTCGCTGCCTCCGCATCCTTCCCACCCTGCTCCAGCACCCGCTGTTGGCTTTTCAAGCTCCCTTCCCCGACCTGCCCTGCTCTTGCAATCGTCTCAGCCCTTTCTCGCGTTGCTGCTCCTTCTGCCTCTCCCGGGATAGCCGCTCCTCGTTTTGCCAGTCCTTCTGCATTCGCTTGAACCTTCCCCGCCGTGCTTTCGATTTTCCCGAGTCGTTGTGCATAGTCCTTTACTGATTTCTGAAGCCCAGGAACTTCCCGCATCCAATCCGAATTCTTTGCAGAATACTCCCCCACCTGCTTTGCCGACATTCCTCGGATCTGCCCGCTAACGTAGCTGCTTCCAGCTCGTTGTACCAAGCCCGCATCTCCTGTAAGCTCGTGAAGGTCTCGTACTGACTGCTGGGAAGAAAAGAATTGTTTCGGTATCCCGGACGGATCCTGAGCAAATCTCTCTGGATCGATACGATCAATTGCTGCTGCCTTACCTCCCGCACCCGTGCCAAACTTTCTAAGTCCAAGCGACGCGTCATGATATTGCTCCTGCATCATCTGTTGAAGGTTAGTTCCAGAGGCATCCGGCCCGACGAATTCTTTTTGGATGTCGCTGATCTTGCCGTAGAGCTTCCCTGCTACGTCCTTGCCGATTGCCGAATAGCCTTCGACATCCTTCCCTCCGAGCACATCACCCAGCTTCCTTCGAACCTGATCCAGAGCCTCAAATGAAGGTTTTTCCAGGGCTTCATTCACCTGCCCATACACTCGCAGGATGCCTTGATCGGTAGTCTGCCGAGGGTTGACAGTATTATCCACCTTCCCTTTGATATAGCTCTTGAGGTCCTTCATCCCTTCAGTCTGATCGACGGTCTGCCCTGCAGATTCTTTATTCTTAACCACTTCATCCCGTTGCTGCTTCAGGTTGTTGTAAGCGGTTTGCCGGGCATCCAGTGCGGCCTGATGCTGCTCCGACACTGCCCCTTGCAGTTCCTTGCCGATATCAGAGATCTCCCTTGGTTGCCCGACTCTGCGCAATGCTGGTTCTGCCTGCGCCAGCACCTTCCCGGCTGTCGCCATCCGATTGCCCGAGGCTTTATTAAGAGCAGCCGCACGTTGCTTTGCCTCAGCTACAATCTGATCAGCACGTTTCTGCCCCTCATCCAAGATCTTCGTGGCTGCTTTTGCATCTTGGGAGCCTACATCAGCCGCACGTTGACGGGCATCGGCTAGTACTTTCTCACCAGATGCTTGGGCGTCTTTAATCGACTGGTCCGCGCCATGTTGCAAGGTCTGGTGAAGCGCATTAGCAGGTACGCCTGCATCTTCCATACCTCGCAGGGCATCAGCTGCTTTCGTCACATTGGCACCAACCGTCGCCGTCCCCACGATCTTCTCAGCCACTGCCCCAAATAGTCCCTTGGCCTTGCTCGCCATTGCCCCTACCGGTCCTGCGGCCATTCCCCCAACCAGTCGAGCTGCATCAGCGACCGGCTTGGGAGCGCCAGCTGCTTCCGCAGTTTGCCCAGCCGTCTCTCCAACCGCTCCCGAAAGAGCACCGCCTGCAGCTGCCGCAATCCTTGCTCCTCGGGCTGCTGTTCCAGCTTCCATAAGAGCTGATCCAATGGCAGGTCCGACGTCGGGAACGAAAGTAAGCGCATATCCCGCTCCTGTAAGTAGTTCCGGTGAGACAGCACCTAACGCGCCGCCCAAGGCAGTAGAAGTCCCAATAGCCCCTAATGCCGATTTCACCGTAGGTGCGGGAGTAGGTTTGCCATCTTTATCAAGTTTCAGGTCGGGTTTCAAGTCGGCAATGGCTTGTTTCGCCCGGCTACCGGCAGTAGAAGGAGCCGCAGGAGCATCCGGCTTTGCCGTACCAGAGGCCAATTGCTGTTGCAATACTTGAAAAGCTTGCTCTTGCGTGCTTCCTTCAGGGCCGCTGACAGTGTAGCTCTTACCTTCCGGAGATGTCAAAGTGAAATCGGGCATAGGGCTCTCTTAATGTGCGACAACTGACCAACCAGCGGGCAAGGGCGGTGCAGAGTTACCTACTCCCGGATCACCCCCACCCGGCAACGGGGCTGTTGTGTCGTCGGTAGGAAGGTCCCGGACCTTATCCAGGAGTTTCTGGTAGCTTCCCGACATCCCTTCCAGTTGCTTTTTGCTCTTACCAGATGCAGCATCGAGGATTTGATTGGGGGTTGGGAAGGCTTCCAGTTGCGCTTTAGCCGCATCCCAATTGGCTTTTGCCTTTGCATCTGCCGGGTCGGGGGTTGAGTTCATCCGGGTCAGTGCAATCTGGGCAGCAGTAGAGATCTTGTAGGCCGCCGTCAGGTTCGTGTCCCCAGCATTAGGCGTGGTCTGCGATTTGACTTCATTGATAACAGACTGATTCGCCCCGCGACCCCCGCCGAGAGTCATCACGCGGGACAATTCGGTAGACAGCCCAGAGGAGCTAGTCTGGAACATTTGAATCTGTTCTGGGGTAAGCGCATTGCTGCCGGTCTTTTCAATAGACGACAGGAAGTCATGGTCGGTGATATGCACGAACGGGCTGTTGGTGGTGCCTGTTGGGAAGCGGGACATTTGTGTCAAGTTACGAGCGACCTCCGAAGAGGCCCCACCGATTGCCACGATATTGTTCTCTTGCGTAGCGGTAGTCTTATTTCCGAGCTTCACGTAACGAGGATCGGTTGCGAGGCGGTCTCCCTTAACCTTCGAGTCAGGATCATACTCGTACTTAGCAGCCCCCACGTCGATTGTCTGTGGAGCACGTTGTGCGCGATCCTTGCGAGCTTCCTCACTATCCGACAACCGTTGACGGTCCATCGACAGAAGGGAATCCCGATAGGCAGCAGTCTGTTGTTGCTGCGACCGTCGCAGATCCACACTGTCTTCATGCTCTTGCCACTTCATGTCTCGGTTCTGCTTCTGCTCAACACCTTTCTGGATGAATTCAGCTTTGGATTTGCTGTCCATACCAGCGAGAGTCTGCTGATTTTTCCAGGTGAGGAAGGAGGGAGTGCCGGGAAGGGGGATCGTGGTAGGATCTACCCCCGCATCGACAGCAGCTTTGACCAGGGATTGCGACTGCTCTCTGGTCGGCTGATCGGGGGTATTGCCTGCGATAGTTGCCAGAGATTCTTTCTTCTGTGCTGTCTGTGCCGCAAGTGCCTTCGTCTGCTCCATGCCTTCAGCCATAGCTGACTTGGAAAGATCTTCCATAGCCTTACCAGAGGCGAAATCCCCCTGAGAGAATGCCAATCCGGCGGCCTTGCTGAAGAGCTTCGCTTGGTTGTTCGGGTTAGACGCGTCAGCGCCTTCCAATTCAGTCTGCGATTTAATGAAAGCCCCAATATCCTGCTGGGTTTTCATTTGCTGCTGCATCTGCTGTTGCTGGAGCTTCGCCGATTGAGCTTCCGTTTGCTTAAGAGAGGTCTGGGCTTGCTTCATCTCGAAAGCCTGCCCTTGAATCAGATCATTACCATAGGCCAGCCCGAGGCCTTGGAGGAATCCTCCGATTGCCATGTTATTTCTCCTTACCCGGTGAAGCCGGATTCTAAGTCATCGGGAGTGCTGGAAGAGGAAGCTCCAGGGTTCTCACTGCCACTGTTGGAGACTCCGAAGTTGAATCCCCCGTTGTTGTTGACGTTGTTGAAGCCCGTTGAAATGGAACTTCCAATTTGATTGCCAACAACCCCAGCAGCTTGCTGGTTCTGAGTGTTCTGGTTCTGTAAGATCTGGCCAGCAGTCCCCGGAGAGCCTACGTTAGCTCCAGAAAGCTGAGCGAGAAGCAACTCTTGGTTATTGAGCTGAGTAGCTGCATAACCCTGAGCATTGGTTGATAGGGCATTGAGTACATTACCACTATTGACCATGCCATTAGCTGCCGCAGAGCCTTCCACGGCATTCTGACTCTGCTGAAGACCGAACTGATACCCCGGAGTGGAGGTGATCGAAGAGGGATTGTTGATGAGATTGGATAGCTGTTGCTGATATTGACCCCGCTGAGAGGCGAAAGGATCAGCAGCATTCGCAGCACTCTGCGCACCACTATTTCCCCCACCCCCGGACAAGGCTGAACCAACAACTGACGAAGTAGCCGCTCCAGCAACAGCAGCCCCTACCCCTGCGGCGACTACACACATGATTCACCCTCCGGAAGGTCTTTCAACTTGAGTTCCATGATAATGTCGTCCGCAATATAGCCGCGCTTTTTGAGAATCTCGAAGAGCTTCCCCGACATCGTGACTGGCCATCCCACAATACTAACCCCACGTGAGCGGAATTCTCCTTCGACAGCGGACATCAGCCGGGGCATAGATTGTCGGTATTTTGGTTGCACGTAGAAGGTGTCCACATTCCCACAGAGTTCTTTTCTCAGGTGCATGCTGTAGTAGGTGATTAACAGGGCGTAGCCGTGCAAGGTGCCGGATTCACTACGAAGAGTGATTGCTATAAGAGAATTATTGCCTTGCATCAGCACATACATGTCATTATTCGGGTCGATAGCCATCCCCCTCTGCCCGTGATATGCGCAGGTGTCTTTCTTGATCTCAGAGCACTCATCCCAGCATTCCTGTCCGAGTGGAGTAATTTCTGCAGCTAGTTCAAGCGTAAAGGGCTCAATAGCGATTTTCATGGGGTTTCCCACCGGGATTAATAAAAAGTAATTTGCATACAAAACTACCTGTTCATGATGTCCATATCCATACGCATCTCATACAGGCGCAGGGGGGTGTTATCCTGATGGAACATCTTCCAGATCCGTCGACGGGATTCCCCGCAGCGGCGCAGCTGGTTGCGAGGGCCATTCAAATCGATGTCTCGGGGGGAGCTGAAAGTTTGATAATCGTCATCGCTGAAGCTAACCCCGATAGTGGTGTTAATACTATCTGCCAACTGTGCCATCTGGTTGAATCTCTTCCAGTTGCTGGTGTTCCAGTCGTATGGAGGCGTAATCGCCGTGACATTTATCGGGCCGGTGGCATCCACGAACACATTCCCTACCATCTGCATCTGCCGTCCTGTTTCAATGTCCTGCAGCAAATCCCCATCGAGAACCGGCAACCCGCTCTGGTCATTCCCGGAGAGGTAGAACCGACCCGTAAAGAACTGCTCCACCCCACCCACCACAGAACTCCACGTCTCCCAGGTATTCATGGTGATATCATAGACCAACGTGACATTCAACGGAGTGAGGGTGAGCACGTAGAACTGGTGCCCCTGCGTGATAATCCCAAAGGACCAAATTCCAGGAGAGGTTTTCTCCAGGTTGGTGTTATTTAGGATCTTCTCAACGAATGGAGTGCTGACAACTTGCAGTTGCAGCCCTTGCATCATCTGAATCTGCACTCCGCTCTGAGTAGAGAGGGACATGAATAAGCAGATATCTTGAAGCTCCACAATCGACTGAGCACTAAAACAGCCAGTCCGGAATGATGCACTCAACACGGGGAGCAGAGCAATACCTTGTGTATTCGGGGCCGCGTTCGCATCCCAATAGACTTGCAAACCCTTCTCGTAGAAGGCCAGGATGTAATTCAGATGCCTTTGCAGGGAGATCCCCCCGCCGTAAGTGACATCAGCCTGGGCAAAGTCCAAAGCTGGCCACGTAGTCGGGTCGTTGATTGCGCTGCCAATTACCTGCCCATTCAACCGCATGGCGTAATAAACACCATCCAGGTAAGCCATACCGGGGGCCACCTGCGCACTGATGTAGTTGGCATCAGTCACCTTCACAGTCACAGTACCATTAAACGTCCACAACTCCCCAATGGCATTTTCCAGGATCGTGTTAGGGGCACCCGCCTGCACAGTGCTTATAAAGAAGTAAGGGGAACCGGCAACCGTCAAGCTAACAATAGGAATCGGAACAGCCGCCCCGGTGTTCCCTGACGGGTAGATATTGTCATTAACAATGTAATACTGCTTATTTAAGAATGCGAATTGCCCCTGGGCCACAGGAACCGTACCGACAGCCACTGACACATACTGCGTCCCCGGACGTTTAACAATTGCCCCTCCGTTATCCGTCTTCTCCACGAAGCAGTTCACCATCAACGCGTCAGTCGTCAACGTCCCATCACGCGTCCCAATGGAATGCGCCCAGGTGACTGGCAGGTCTTGGTCTTCCCGTTGGTCAGCCATTATCTTTGGTAGGTCCGTTCGGAAGGGGTGAGGAAGATTGAGGCTTGTTCCTGACCGAATTCAGCGTTGAAGAACTTTTCACGGAAAGCTGTGGCTTTCTGGTTGGCTTCGAGCCGTTCATCCGGGGGCATGCGGTACTTCAGAGCAATCTCATCCACCAGATTCCATACCAGCATGCGGTAGGCTTCCTGCGGGAAGGCCACTTGATTGGTGAGTGCCCCCACATCCTGCATCTGCAGTTGGCAAATGACATGGATGGTGTGAGTGTTATCCGAAGGGACATCATAGAGGGTGATGGTGCCTGCATTAAGCTGCGGATCATACCAAATCTGATTAGGCACGCCTGGCTGGAACTTTTGTCCTAAAGTATCCCAGTCATAACGAGAAGTCATGACGAGGGTCACGGAATTGCCAGTCGAATCAACAATGTACTGGTCCAGAATCCGAAGAGGAAGAGTAGATCCTGTGATAGTGGATAGATTGTAAGTGTTCTGCCCTTGCACTGTTGGAAAAGCAATATCCTGAATCGCCCACAGGGGCATCCCATTCAATGCCATCTCTTTGACGATCAACTCCAGCGAGAACAGAACGCTATTCATGTCGATCGTCGGAATCGTCTCAGTCTGATCGAAGGCCCCAGTGATATTCAGAGCCTCCGTGCAGATAGCCTGGGCATTTGGCTGAAAACTATAAGTGCCGCTGTAGACAGGTGTGGACATGGCAGATCCTTAGATCTTCTTCTCTTTGCCGTTAATCTGCCCCTTGGCCTTTTTCGTAGGACGGCCCATCATGGCTTTGGTCATAGCGGCCATGCCAGCTTTGCGGGTTTCTGCTGACACCTTGCGGCCCTGTGGGCTGGGGATCTTTTTCTTGTCCATTACAGTACTCCCACGCCAATACCACCAGTTTTGATAAGCTCCAGCACTACGCTGAACACGTTGATCGCGTCGGGGGTCGCAGCCCAGCCAGTGGTTTGCAGCCAAATACTGCCATCGGACCCAGCTTGGTTGTTGGTCAGCCCGCCGAAATCGTCAAAGCCCATCCGACCCCGACCAGCGAGTGGGAGGATCGGAGCGCCCGGACCAGCAGCTCCTGCCAGCCCCCACGATAAGATCACCTCCAGATTCCCGCCAATCGAATAATCGATATAGTTGAGTTTCAGGAGCGGAAAAGGCCGGGACTCAAAAAGGTGCATCATAGCGGTCGGGATAGCCACTTGCACGGGGGCCACGTCTGACGTATCGAGCACCCCCGTGATTTTCACAATCGCGTTGCGAGGGCCATCGATGACCGTTTGAATGGTAACTGCATTTGCCATGATGACCTCTTTTTAGTTAGGGGCGACTTCTTGCACTGCCACGAAGAAATTGACAGTGAGGACTCGCGCCACGGCGGTGGTCGGGATGGCTCCTTGGGAGGCGAAGAGGGCAGCCGTGGGCAAGTTCAAGCCGGTCAGAGCACCAAAGAGCTGATTGTAGGCTGCGACAACCGGGCCATTGGAGTTCGTGCCGATGGGGGTTGAAGGGACGGTCCCAGTGATCGGTTCTGCGCCCGTCGAGGGATTGAAGTACGCGAACACATTTCCTTGCGTATCGATTTCGATCCCGAGTTCAACCGTGGTTCCTGCTACGAGAGCCAGACCGGTCGGAAAGGGGAACGTGCTGGTGCCGGTACCATTCCGAACGATCAACGACAACGCGCCGGTAGTCACAGCGGACTGGATGAAGATACCTTGCGGTGCGGAAGCGGCAGACGCCACGAAACCAACCTGCAGAGTCCCTAGCAGGGAGTCGATCGATCCTTTCCACTTGAAGAACATCCGACCGAAGTTGTTAGCAACAGTCGGAACCTGGAAAACGGCCTGTGCTGTAGCCTCTGCTCCGAGGGTGTTCGCGGCAGCACCGGTAGTCAGGGTAGCTGAACCACCAACACCAGCTACAGAAGCCATAGCTGCCGATCCGTTGGCGGTAAGTGCCGTCAGATCGTTGTTGTTGATGTATTCGAGGGCGATGACGTATGCCCAGGTGGGATCGGGAACGCCCGAATTACCCATCGTCTGACGTGCTGCTGCATTGGTCAACCCGTAGGGCATCCGAGTCGTGCGAGAGAGCTTAGCTGGCATTTTACTTCTCCTGAATTGGATACGAAAAAGCGGGATCTGTCGAGAGTATAGCCGTAGCTAACTTCAATAGATCCCGCTTAAAGAGCGGTTTTGAACCGGGATTACTAATTAGTAATAACGGTCAATTACTCGTTATGCAGCGTTGGAACCGTACAGACCACGCGGATTGGCCCACAGGAACGTGTAGCGTTCATATGCACCAACTTTGTAGTTCCTGGTATCGGCATCATTGTCTTCCCAGATCTCCAGGGGCTCACGCTCCTGCCAGATCATCCCATCTTGAATCCCTGTGGTGATGAACCACGGATCGGAGGCCGTCAGGTACGGGTTGCTCAACCGACCGCCCGACAAATACCCTTCCGTCTCAATCGGGTTGATGTCGTTGTTGTTGTTGCCCACGGACTTGCTGGTCTTCAGAATCCGATCAGCATTCATGATGTTGTTCGGATGGACAATCAACTTATCCCCGGTCAACGGCTCGATATACCCGCGATCATCCTTGGCTTGCATCATCAAGATGAGCATGTCTTCGACTGCTGCCTGCGAGAGCGCTGCGTCGATTGCCATCTTGTTCTGCCACGTGCCTGCCGAGAAGTTCGGGTGGGCCACATTCAACAAGCTCACACCATCACCACCGAGGAACGCACCGTTGAAAGCCCGGTTGTAAACGTTCGTCGCGTTGATATTCTTCGTTTCACGGAAGGCACGACGCAACCGCTCGACACGGCCCTGGGTCAGCTTCACGTAGAGGTTATCCTTCAGCTCCTCGTGCGTGACAATAATCCCCAGACCGTACGCCACGTTCGTGCCACGGGTGATGAAACCCTGTTGCATCGTATCGTAGCTGATAGGCTGTGCTTCCGGCTTGAACACCGCCAGACCCAAGCCCACCGACTGCACGTACTCTTCGTAGTTCTTATCCGATTCGTACTTGCGGAACATCATCGGGGAAAATTCGGGCGCGGAAGGCGCTGCCGAATCCCACCAGCTCTTAACCCCTTCCCATAGTCCCTTGGGGTAGGAGCCTGTATTAACAATACCTGGCATGGTAATTCTCCTTTCAGGCCAACGGCCCTGTTAATTAAACCCCGGCGGTATTGCCCTGGAATTCGTGTTGGTTGAAGATCACGTCCCACGTCGCATTAGCACCGAACGCGTTGTTCGGCAACTGCGACAGGCCCAAGAGCTTGACGGTGAGGGCTGCGGTCACTGCAAACGAGGACGACAAGAGAACCGTTGCAGAGTTCTGCGCGGGGGCCGTCGGGTTCGTCACGGTGAAGGAAGAGTTGAGGCCCACAGATGCTGCGACCAAGTTGGCAGTAGTGATACCGTCATCTTGGATCTGGAACACCACCTTGGGATCGTCCACCACCAGAACATAATAGTCGCGGGTCTTCGTGGCCGGGATGTTCTGTACCGTGAGGTCCAGGTTCGTACCGACAATCGAGGGCTGGTTCGGATTCGCAAGCAGGCATCCGATAATCACTCCGCGCACCACGCCTGTACCTGTGGTGTTCTTTGTGACGTTCGCAATACCGTTGGCGTCTGCGCCCGATGCTGCCGACAGCACCACATCACCAGGGTTATACTGGTTTGCATCTGCCGCTGGGATGTGATACATGTTCGCGCCTCCGCTCCACGCTGCACCATTTAGGTAGCGAGCGGGAACGAAACCGCGAGGCTGGATAAAGTTTGCCATGCTGATCTCCCTGAAAGTAAGGGTTTGTTGAGAGGGGCCGACCCAGCCCCAGGTTAGAACTACTCGCTACGACGTTGCCTTGCGGCTTCTCCGAGCTGGTATTCTTTGCTGTAGCCAGTATCGATTTCAGTCCGCACATTACGGAGGCTGCGCATGCCGGACTTCTGATCCGGGTCTTCTGCTTGCCTACGAATATCTGCGTCCCATTTGTCTGCAGCCCGATATCGGCGCGATTCGATTTCAGCCCAGAGATCATCCGGGCACTTCAACAGGTAAGCTCGAAGAGCCTGCCCGTCGCTGCGAGTGCCCTTGACGAACCTAGAGATCACAGAGGAAATCTCTTCATCAGGGACAACTTTCGCTTGTTTTGCGTTCAACTCATCCTGGGTAACGAAGTCGAAACCCTGCTCCAGTTTCGATTCAATCCCACCATCCTCGTCATTCACCCAGGAGAGCTTGTGACCTGGGATTTCCCCACGTACATGTAACTGGAGGGTGAGCCCTCCTAAATCGTTTTCTCGTTCGCGTGGGGCTGTGCCGTCCGCACGTGCTTCGCGGAGGGACCGACCGTGGCGTCGAGCGGACAAGAGCCGGTTATGGTCTGCATCGGGAGAGCGTTGGAACGAACCCGCTGCTGTTTTGTCTTGAATAGCCATGAGAATATCCTAAAGATTATTGTGTGGAGGGGCTGGCCGCTGGATTACTTCTTCGCTTTTGGGGCAGTGCGGTGGATGTGGGGCTCATCTGAGAAGTAGTTCTTCAGGAAAGCCGCCTCGGAAGTCCATCCTTGCTTGATACCGACTTTCATCAACTCACGATCGGCTTCAGGTAAGTCATTGACGGTGTGGCGAACACCACTGGAAGAACCATTCCCACCGGATTCCGACATGCTGCCGCGGGCTGTCGGGTCGATACCCTTTTTGAACTTCAGCGGGAAGGCTTCTTCCATCTTCGAGCGCAGCAGTTCCAGGAACGCCAACCCACGACGAGTTTCCCCAGCGTCGATGGCCTCGTTGGCGAGCGTGAAGCAATAATCCCGCATGGGCTTGCTCTCGTGGAACCACTGGTTGCCGTTGTCGATCCACGCACGCACGACCGGATCGTTGGTGTTGCCGTTCTCGTCGACGACTTCTGAAGGGCTATTGCCACGGTTGGGTTGCTTGGCCTTTTCGATTTCTCTTTTGACGTTGGCCCGTTCATCATTGAGGATGTCAAGGCGGTCTTCAATCGAGTCTGCCATCTCGTCATTGCCATCACGGATAGCTTCACGTTGCTGGCGTTTCAGATCCCGAACGAGGTCGGAGATTTGGGCGTCACGGGCTTCAATCTGCCGTTGCTGGAAGTCAGCGAATTGTTTTGCAGTGCCTTTGAACTCAGCTTGTTCTCGCTTGAGAGCAGCTATCTCTTCCTGCAGCCGGCTGTTGAATTTCTTGCCGTCAGCCAGGAAGGTAGCTGCATCCTTCCATTTGGTTTCGTCCCCGGAATACTTATGCTTGGGGATCCAGCCTTTTCGAGAGGCTTCCAGTTCCTGTTCCCGGACGAGGGCTTCATCGTGGTTGCCCCCTCCGGAGCCTGCTTCTTCAGCCATTACGTGATGGCCCAGCAGCTTCCGCAGTAAAACGCTCATTGCTATAACTCCAGTTATGGAACTACGGTTGTTTTCCTGAATTACTAATTAGTAATCCCGGTTAGAAACTAATGAAACAAACTGACAATCTCCGGACCACGAATAGTCACCGAGTAGCCCTGGCTGTTGGCTGCTGTCAGCACCTCGTAGATAGCCCGCTGAAGGGCATTCCGAAGGTCATCCCCCAAAGACTCCCCCAACTGAGGGGAGAGGTCAAAGATCAGCACATCGAAGTTGACCTGGGTAGTCACGAGAAGAGATCCCCAGTCGCAGGAACTTCCTCGATTGTAGGGTTTCCCACCTTCTGTATGAATAGGTTACGCAGGCCATGATCGCGAAGAACCGTATCTAGTGAATCCATCAGCGCCCCTTTAAGGAAATCTCCATGATCCTCTACAATTTTGCAGGCTCTGTGATCGCTAGTAACCAGTTGAATCTGCAAGTTGATTCTCTTCGCCATAATTACTCCTTCGGGGGCAGTGGGGAGATGATATCCAGATCACTTACAAACCTGTAGGTCTTCCCATCGACAGGGGATTCGTGGAATTTCCCTGTGTACTGCCCGACCAGCACACGATCACCTACATCGCAATAGTCCGTTGACTTGTCCGCCCACGCATCCGGACCAATCTCCAGCACAGTGCAGACTTGGGCGCGGTTAGCCTCAGCAATCACAGTTTTGGCTACGAGGACAATCCCACCAGCAGACTTCTCTTCAACCTCTTCAGTCTCCAGAAGGATTCTATGACCAGTTGCCCGGAACCCGGATTTGTTATCAGGATTCGGCCCTTTGTTGCTGGTGCGCCAACCCGGTTGCAGATACTCAGCCATTTATTTCCCGCTCCTATTCTTTTCCGCCACAGCCTGCCGTGCCTCTTCAGCACTATCTTCCAGGTTCTGCAGCAACTCATCAATGGTTTTAATTTGAGCAAGCCCCACAGCATTCAACTGCAGAGTCTGCCCCTCTTTTTCACCCGTGTACGCACGACGCGCCCACGCCTCCATTATTGCCTGCCGATCCTCCCGCATGCCATGCAGAAAACTCTCGGTGATGGGATTGTGGAACCAGCTTAGGAAATCTTCAGGACCGTAGTCCTTGGGTAGCATCATTCTGCCGCTCCATTAGGTTGTGGGGAAGCTAGATTTTCTCTCTTTTCCGACTCTCGCGCCATCAGTCTATCTTGCACATCCATCAGCATCTTGTGATGGTGGGATTCGGAACCATCAATAGCCTTATGGCGTTCGAGCATCAGCTTCGCACCGCTGAGAATAGTCTCGTTATGCAACTTC